GAAGACAATTCGACTAATGGGTAGAAACATTGGTGACTTCCACGATGGAGCAGACAAACCAATTTACACTGGTCCAGGAAACCCTAAAATGGGTGACTGGATGAAGCACGCTATTGGGGATAATGGCAGCATAACAGGTGAAGAACCAGGGGCTAAATGGAATCGCTTCACTGCTCTTGTCCCAGTGCATCAACTCGCACATTATCAAGAATTTAATCGTGCTGGTTCAGACGGTTTTAGTAGCAGTAAAAAAACAATTGAAGATATTACTAATGATTTAGTGTCTAAAGGTGTGAACGGAATTAGAGAGCCACTCCACATAACCTATGACCATGATGCTAAATGGGGGGTTCTCGTGGAAGGAAACCACCGACTTGCGGCTGCTCTTAGAGCAGGGGTTAGTCATCTTCCAGTGATAATACACGGAAGGGCTGACCATTGGGCTAATAAAAAGAATGGTATCGGTCATCCACTACACATGGATACTAGATTGCACGAAATAGACACTGGATATCATCCTTCAGTAATCCACCCAGGGAATTTTCAAGAATTTGAAGGAAGCCGATGACTAGAAATAATGCAGACTTCCACGGAGTAACTTTTGCTCATCACGGGCAACGTCAGTACATCCCAGGTGGTCCACCTACTTTAGTGCACCACTTTACGGCTCATCATAATGGCTCTGAGGTAGGGTTTTTACAATTATTTGGAACACCTGAAACCGACAGGAATGAAGTCGCCAACATCGAAGTCGACAAGCCAGGTAAAGGAATTGGTGAAGGGCTAATCCGTTTCGCAAAATCAAAAGGGTTTTCCCCGTCTCGTTCTGAAGCAGAGTCTGATGAGGGAGAGGGTTTTTTCACTAGACTTCAAGAAAAAGGTTTGGTATAGTTTCCTTAGACACGCCAATCGGGTGTCCTATCAAAATACTGTGCTACGGGCAGTTTGTAAAAATGGCAGTGTAACTACTGTAAAAACGGTATCGCAGCACAGTTGTCGTCTTAAGGAGACAATAATGAAAACAAGTGACCACTATCCAGAACCATGGGGTAAAAATAACAAGCCTTATGGCTCACCATGGACTAAAAACCCTTACGACTCATCTCTAGATGAGTACAAAAAGTGGGTTGAAAAGCCTAAGGTCATTACTATTAGCGACCTTTTCCCCCGCCTAGACCGCCTATCGATTGGCTGGTCCCCACTCCTTGACCAACTCAAGGAAATCACCAACAACAAGCCCTCCTATCCTCCATACGACATTGTGGCGTTAAAAGATGACGTTACCCTATTAAATGTCGCTGTGGCTGGTTTCAACAAGAACGAAGTGTCTGTAACTGTAAAAGACTCTGCCGTGACCATTGAAGGTCAGAAAGAGGACAAGCAGGAAGGCGACATTGTTTATCAGGGCATTGCTACCCGTGATTTCAAGTTCACTCTGGCTATTGCTGAGTACTGGGAAGTTACTAATGCGGTCCTTGATAACGGCATGTTGACAGTACAGTTCAACAAGAACTTGCCTGAAGAAAAGAAACCAAAAGTTATTCCTATCAAGTAAACTAGAAGCATCAATACCTGGGGACGCAGACTAAGATTCGGTCCCCAGGTTGTTTTCTTGCAAACTATTTGGAATAGGTCTAGGCTAAACACATGAAGCAATGTAACCGTTGTAAAGAAGTACTGTCTCTAGATGCCTTTAATAAGAAAGGCAAAAATAAGATTCAGTCGTATTGCAAGCCCTGTGCCAGAGAATACGCCAGAGAAAACTACCACCGTAATCGTGAAGAGAACGCAGAGAAGCAACGCAAATCTAAACGCACCAGAGTAGACGCTATAAAAGCGGATGTAAGAAAACTAAAAGAAGATACGCCTTGTGCAGATTGCGGAGTTCATTATCCGTTCTATTGCATGGACTTTGACCATGTGAACGGTAAAAAGGTAACGCACATCTCTGGTATGATTCAGGATGGTGCTGCTCGTTGGAAGATTTTTAGTGAAATCACCAAATGCGAAATTGTGTGTGCAAACTGCCACCGTCAAAGAACCCACCGACGTGCTGTCGCTTTAAATAAATTGGAGCAATATGAACAACAAGAAATTTAATAAAAGTTTGGCTCATGCCGAAATGGTGTATCAACGTGAGCAAATAAAAGCGGCAATAATGCGGGAGCAGTTAGATAAGGCGTTAGCAATCGTTGACCAGAATAAGACAGAGTTCTCAGACGAGGATTATGCTTTACTTATGGAGCAACTAGATAAAAGACGTGAAGAAATAAAAGAGTTTCTTCTTAAAGCAACAAATAAGTATGCAAAGAAGTTGAAAGATTTGGGCGACCCAAAGATAGATTTTAAAACGGACGAGGTGATTTAAATTCCTACATATCAATATAAATGCGAGGCATGCTCTGCAACAGCGAGCGTCAGCAATCCTTTGTCTGATGAACTTAAAACACCCAAATGTTTAGCGTGCAATATAGACATGGTAAGAATTTTTGGTATTCCGTCAGTAACATTTAAAGGGACAGGATGGGGGTCAGACAGATGATTCCAGCAACAATTAAAATCGGTACACAGGTCTGGACTATCGTAGAGCATACTTCTAAAGAAGATGGCATGTTGTATGAAGACAACTATGGATACACTCTAGAACGCCGCAACATGATTGTCCTTGATAAGGATGCCTCAGATACTCGTAAGCAACAGGTGCTGATGCACGAAATATTGCACGCTATTCGGTTTACTTTCTTTACTGGCAATAAGATGGCACCAAAATTAAACTTTGAGGATACAGAGCACTATTTTATTGGGATGTATGAAGAAACCCTGTTAATGGTGCTAAAAGACAATCCTGACCTTTTAAAGTATCTTTTATCTTAATAACCAGACAACCCAAAGTTTTATGCTAGGGTTTTATACATAACTTAATAGTGAGTCACTTAGACAATAAACGCCCCAAGTACTAACGCAAGGAAAGGTAGGGACGCTAAATGAAAAAGTACGTAATAACAGCCAGCATACTTTTACTACTTGCTGGTTGTTCTGCATCAGCCTCAATAGCCTCAGAGCCAAAAGAGGTTCCTGCTCCAACACAAACAATTAAACAAAAATCATTTCTGCAAATGGTTAAGCCTCATGCTAATACCGTGCAAATGAAAAAGGTAATTAAATACCTGAAAACTCGTGAGCATAAAACTGCTTACGTCTTTTCGGGTTCCAGTCCTCGTGGATGGGACTGTTCGGGAATGGTCCGTTGGACTTATGAACGATTCGGATTAGACATACCACATTCGGCAAATAAACAAGCCCACATAGGCACTAGAGTATCTAAGCCTAAAGTTGGAGACATTGTTGTTTTTGCTTATCGAAACTCTACTAGTTTCTATCACTCCGCTATTTACATTGGTAATGGCAAAATCATTAACGCCAATTACGCATACGGAACTACCGTCATTCAGCCATTATCTGACTTTAAACATAGTCAGATAAGGTTTGTAAGGCTAGTTCGTACGCTTTAAGATAACCCCGTCAGTTTAGGCTGGCGGGGTTACTTTTTTCTGGCATACTTTAAATAGACGTAAGGAGTTGTATGGGTGCTTTAGACGATAAGCCCTTTGAAGAAGCAGAAGACACTGCTGAAGGCGATAAAGGCATGGCTATGAAGCGTGACCCTCGCTATGACGGGCTACCCGAAGAAAGCATGCTCTATGAAGGCATGAGAGCATACTCCAACACCTCTGCCGCACAAATGGGTTTAACGGGAAGAGAATAATGACTCTGCCGCTCTCTTCTATGCAACATAACTCCGAACAAGTATCGGGGATGTTTGGTGCACCTCGTGGTCGTATTAGACCTCGTGGTTCTTATAGTTTTGCTGGAGTAGGAGACCCTATCATGGGTTACTCAGGGTACGGCATGTTTTGGCAACAGTACCCTGGAATAATTGCTGGTCAATCTGGATTTTTAAATGTTAGTACCACCACAGGCTCTACTGTCGGTACACCATCTGAAGAATACATGCAAAAAGTTGGTGGTGGCGTTAATGACGCTGGAAACGATGACGGACCAACTGGATATTCTGTTGGCGGCACCGCTGCTTACTAGGATTTTTAAGCAACAATCCTGTAATCTATTTGTGTAAATAATTTCTGCTCTAACTTGTACAACAATCCGATTTATTCAATCAAGTTAGAGGTTAGAAATGAAACTTTTCGTAATTATTTTTAAAAGAACAATTGCTCTTGTAATTTTGAAGGTTAGCGGTGTGTTAGCCGCTGGCTCAGTCTTTGGGGCTCAGTTATGGCAGTCTGCGGCTATTGCTGCATTTGTAGGAATCATGGAAGTAGCGGAGTCTTTGGCTCGTGCTTACGTAGTTGATGGCGAACTAGACAAAGATGAAATTAACATTGCTTTTGCGAGTTCTGCTGAAGCAGCGTTGTCTGAAAGCAAGAAGAGCAAAGAGTAATGGGTGGTCTGCGTAAATTCGCAGCACTATTCGGGGTAACGCTTTCTTTATCTTTCTTGTTTTTTTCGGCTAGTCCAGCCAGTGCTGATAGTACTACCGATTACAATAACAAGGTCGCTGAAGCACAGGCAAAAATTAATGACTTACAGAGCCAACTTAATACTGCTCAAGCCAGTTTAGATAGTTGGTTAAATTCGTCTAACTCTCAAGCCGAGCAGATTAACACCGCTCAAACTAGCCTGACGCTGGCGGAAGAGGCTTTGGATGCCGCTAAGTCTGCTTATGATGCAGATAAGTTGGCATACGATAATTACTACACACAGGTATCCGCTGCTGAAGTAGTTGTCTCTGCCGCTATCGCTGAGGTTAATTCAGCCGCTGATACGGTAGATAGCACTTATGATTCTTACGTCATAGCCCAGCAAAATGCTGATACCGCTCAGGCGAACATGAACACTGCTCAGTACAACTATGATAACCAACTAATTAACGTTGGTGGCGTAGGCACTACCCCAGGGTTGGTGGTAGATGTCTACACTGGTATCGCTAATAGGGGTAACCCACCTAGCCGTTCTGACGTTCTTTACACTTTGTGTAAGACAGTTACTCTAGATAACATTCAGGCTAACTGGGGTGGGGGAAGCGTACTGGGTTGTGGTGGCGAGTATGTGATGCTGCACTACCGTGGATACATTACTTACCCGACTACTACTAAAGTGTATTTTCAGGCTCAGGCTGATGATGGTTTCTACATGACTATTAACGGTCAGACAATAATCAACGACTGGTCGCTAAAAGGTTGTGGAGCAAACTCTACTGGTGTGTTTAGTTTTACTGGTGGTAAGTCATATGCAGTAGATGCTTGGTTCTATGAATGGAGTGGCGGTGCTTGTTCTACTTTGTATTACGCACCACAAGGTGGTCAGTGGTCAGTGGCTCCTGGCTCGTTCTTTACACAGGACGCACAAGCAACTTGGGTAAAAGACCCAGCAAAGAAAGCCATTCTTGATGACAAAACCAATGTGTACGTTCAAGCAGTAGCCGCTGAAGAACAGGCTAACTTGGTATACCTTGCTGCTGAAGATGTTTATGACGGTAAATGGTTAACCTATGTAATGCTTAATGGAGATTTAGCAAGCAAACGAAACACTCTAAATCAATACGAGTCCGTCATGGATGCCTCAGAATTGGCTTGGCAGAATAGAAGTGACGATGAAGCGGTAGCCTCAGCCAATCTGCGTGATTTAAAGGCTGAGTATAGTTCTACATTTGCTGGCATACAATCTGCGGTGCAACGAGTTGATGACTTAGAAAAGCAACTCGAACAAGCAAAACTAGACTTGGCAAATATCCCGAAACCAACCGCAAGTGATAAACGTAAATCTAAAAAGATAGTAAATCGCCCAATGGCTGACGGAGCATACATGCCTAGACAGACATTTGCACCTGACCCAAAATAATACCCCCCAAGGAGTTTGAGACAAACCCAGTCGCAAACATACCGTTAGTGGGGGCAGTGTTTGAAGGGTTGTCGCAAGCATTGGACGCCCTAGTAAACATTGGTGCCGATTTGCCACCAGCAGTAAGAGAAAAGGCACAAAAAGTCGTTATTTCTGCGATTATTGTTACACAGGTAGCAACTCAGGCTGCAACAATGGCTGCTGCCAGTGCCGCTAGTTCTGCCAGTGCCTCAGCACGAAGGAAGTAAAAATGAAGTTCTTAAATGATTTAATTGGTCAAATCTGGACTCTACTAGGCATGTTTGTTGCTTGGATAGTTCTAGAAGGGTCAGCCAAAACTGTAGTTGGCTGGTGCATAATCGTTTCTTTAGTTATCTGGATGATTACGTTTCCCCTGCGAAAAGATGACGAATAAGCGACAATAGAACTACTTACCCGAAAGGACTAAAATGCCTGAAGCAATTTACATTGAACCATTCCCTAAAGCCAAGCGTGGAGACGAGTTTAAGAACTTCGCCTCTTACAGAACCAACCCACACCGTGGTGTTGACTGGTCTGTCCCTGGTGGTAGCAAGATTAAGGCTATTACTGGTGGAACCGTTATGGAAGTTGGAGAGACTAAGGTTCTAGGTAACTACCTAATCCAAAGCACATACGACAAGCACTTCATTCTTTATGCTCATTTCCAGAAGCCTTCTGATTTGAAGCAGGGCGATAAAGTTGTTGCTGGTGAGACCATCGTTGGTCTTGTTGGAACGACTGGCACCGCTAGCACTGGAAATCATTTGCATGTTACCTACGGTGTAAAGAAGAACCTTATTACTGCTGGTATGGATGACCTGCGTGACCTTTGGGCAAGATTTAAGTAACCCTTAAATGGTACCGAGAAAACCTGTGACACCAAATAACCGCACTGCCTCTTCGGTAATGCGAGAATTTTACGCTTCACAGACGTTTCAACTTACCTATCCTAAATCAAATGAACAGCCATCTATTAGACTTTGGGCGAGACGAGGACGTCAAAACTCTGAGGGTTTTGGTGGGGGAAGAATCGTAGGAAAATAATGGACCAAGTTATTTTGTATTGGGCGGCAGGAGTTATCACTGTCGGAACTGCTCTGGGAATGTTATGGCGGTTAGTTAAACCACTTTGTGACCGTATCCATTCAATGATGGATGGCTGGGACAATTTCATCAGAGATTGGTCTGGAGAACCCGCTCAACCTGGAAGGTCAGCAGTTCCAGGGGTAATGGAGCGTTTAAATAGAATTGACGGAGAATTGAAGAGAAATGGCGGTTCTTCAATGAAAGACGCAATTAATCGGATTGAGCAGAAACTTTCTAAAATAGATGAGAGACTAGAAGAAGGTAATGAACGTTTCCGTGATGCTGAAAGCCGTATTACCTTACTTGAATTAGGAGATAAATAATGCCAGGTAACGCATTGGCTGGTCTAGCCAAAGGATTAGTAAATAGGGCTAACCGAGGTGTAAACAACGCTAAAGGCTCTATCTTCGGTGTTGCTGGTGAAGCCATCAAAGGTCAGTATGCTGCTGAGGCTCAAGAACGTAATTTTGGTCACAGCCGTCAGATTATTAAAGACTTGCATAAAAATGCTGGTCAAGGCACTGGAGTAGATTTTCATGTGCAATCTGGCGAGCATGTAGTTGGTGGTAAGTACACCAAAAAGATGATTGGTGAGGACTTCCTGTCTCTTCAAGAAAAGCAAGCCATGAAGAACTTCAGGGCTGCAAACAAGGGCGGTACCACAACCCCTAATCCAACCCGTAACGCTCAAGGTTATCGTGAAAACCAGCCAGACCATGTTGGTAATGCTAAAGCCGCTATTACTGCAAAACCTATGTTGGCACTATCTGCACCAAAGTCTGGCTCAAAAAAACCAACGGAGTCAAGTTCAGCACCAGAGGCTCAAGACAACACTAGGCGTTTTGTAACTGACTCTAAAGGAAATACTCGTTCAGTAGACCGTAAAGATAGTAGTTTTGAATCCCATTTAGCAGACAACGAATCTGCTTACCTAGAATCCCGTAAAGCGGCACAAAAAGTTACAGACGCATCTAAATTTAAACCGAATAAGTAAGGAACAAAATGGTTAAATGTGCAAACTGCGAAGCAAACGCAGAATACACCTATGTGGTTAATCAGGAAACTTTGATTAATTACTGTGAAAATGACTTGCCAAGATTTTTAGCATCTCGCAAGACTTCAGGCGACTTAGCACTAGTAACTCCTGCTATTGTAGAAGAGCCAGTAAAATCTTCAAAAAAGAAATCTACTGAGCCTGTAGTTGAAGAAGAAACTGAGACTACTGAGCCTGTAACAGAGTAATGCCTGTTATACGAAAGTTTGCCGTTCAGGGACACGCTGTTCCTAGCGGCTACACACGTCCTCTAGGTCCATTCCCTCCTGAGGTTCTAGCACAGAACCCCAGAGCATATGGTACTGAAGAGAACTCGGACTCTTTACACGAAGCACTAGACGACGTTCGCATGTTCCGCTGTCGGGACTGCGGCGACATCCTCTACGAGGACGAAACCCCCAATCATGATTGCGAAAGCGAGATTTAAAAATGGCAGTAAATGAAAACGGAAACTTGCTAGATGATGCAGGTAACGTGGCTGTTGACTTCGTGTGGGGTAACTTCCCACTACAGCCAAACGATGTACGTGAAGAGAACGGTGGCAGTTTGCTTGATGCCGCTCTTGATAACCACGTTATCGCTTACGAAGGTTGGAATGGCTACCCGTTGTTCAGCCGCCCAGGTCTAGCAGGTCTAGAGGGTGCTGGCTACATTGTAGTTCCTAGCGTAATTGGTCAGACTTCTGCTAACGCCAGAGACATCCTTGAGGATGCTGGTTTGGTTGTTACTGATGGTTCAGCGGCATCTAACACCGCTAAGTCAATTACTCGTGTTAACGTAACCGCTACTACTGCGGCTGATGTTTACACTACTACCGCAAGCACTGCTTACCCAGTAGGTACTAAGGTTACAATTGGTTCGGGAACTGGTATCCCAGCCGCTGTAGTTGGTACTTGGACTGTAACTGCTGCAACCAGCACTTACATCACTATTGCTGGTACTGGCTTCACCGTAGCAGACACTGGAGCAATTACTCCTGCTGCATCGTTGACTGGTGTGACTGGTACAGTGAAGACTCAGAGCGTTGCCGCTGGTGCTGACAGCATTGCTGTTGGTGCTGCAATAACTGTGGTTGCTTACGCTTAATAGTTAGACCATGGCTAACCCAGGAGTGCCTCAAGGCGGAAGATACCCTTCTCGTCAAGAAATTGATGCACTCCTGGGTCCCATTTTAAGTGGGGATGTATCCAAACTTAGAGTTGACCGCCGTAAACTGTATGGTAAACAGGCTGGTCGTATATTTAATGACGCTTTAACTCAAAAAGATATTGAAAGCGGCTACCAAGAGGCTGGCGAGTTCTACGCACCTGCCTCTTATGATAAATCTCAAACTGCCACAGATGACGTAATTGACGATGCTGGCGGCAGTATGTCTGCGTTTGTTGAATGGGACGTCCCGACATCTTCAACAGACTATAAGCGTCCCCGCACTGTCGCTGCTGGGTATGATGCTAGTCGTCAAGTTATGACAGTTGTATTCCGTGATGGAACATTTTACAATTACTATGAGGTAACTGCTGGTGAATGGGAAGCGTTTCACGCATCGTATTCAAAAGGTCGCCCCTGGCTAAACAAGAAAAGCCATACACAAGCGGCTGATGGTTTGTTCATCAGTAAACCTCGTGGAGATGCTGGCGATATGGCTAGTGTTGACCCTAAGATTAGGGAAGCACTTTATCGTGTGGCAAGAACACAGCAACAAAAAACTAAGCCCAAGGCTGGACGTACTACTCAAACAGTATACCGCAACCGTAGGGCTGGAGATTTCTATGGTCTAGAACAAAGCCGTAGAGGTCGTAAGCGTCAAGCAATGACGGTTCCAAATAGGACCAGAGCAGACATCGCCAACCGTGGTGGTGTCAACCCTGCAAAAGCAAATAGACAAAGGAAAGCAAGTTAGGTAAATGCCTAAGGTACATAAACTCGGTAAAACTCGGTTCACACAATTCATAGATTTTCCAGTAAAATGGGGATGGAAGTTAGTTGTTCGGGGATGGACTCAAGAAATTGAAGAACCTTTCAGAACTGCTGCACCATTTATTATTAGATTGCCTTTTCATAAAGCAATAGTTTTTGGTAAATGGACTGGTTCCCAACCAGACGAAGAAACGGCACTCAATAACGCTATGCAAGGACGGGTATTAAAAGATGAAGATTTTGACAAAGAAAAAGGCTGGACTCCAGCCAGCCAGCAAACTGCAAAAGCGGGTGTCTGGGATTGGGACGCCTGATTTAATTATGTGGGCAGAAAATGCCCTCTATGTTATTGGTAAAGAAATCACCCATCATCAGCGTGACCGTAGCATTGATGCCTTACATGAGGCACGGTTAGGTGCTGAGGCGTTGTTGGCGATTACAGACGAACTAATCAAGCGAGCAGAAAAATGAGTGAGTTTGAAGATAAGTTTGAGGAAATAAACCCCGACTATTATCTAGAAGAACGAGACGAAGAAGATGAGGCGTTAGAGTCTCTTGAAGTAGAGACAGACGAACTTACTCAAGAGTTTGTAAGAAAACTAATTGACAAAATGATGGTATTTCTAAATACCTTAGTTGGTCATGATTTACACTCGTATCAAAAGCCCTTGGCACGCAGAATAATGGAATCCGTCATAATTAACGATGGTTCAGAAATAACCGCTCTGGCTTCTCGTCAGTCAGGCAAGTCCGAAACAATTGCAGATACTGTCGCCACTTTAATGGTTCTGCTGCCTATTTTGGCAAAAAGATACCCAGACCTGCTTGGCAGATTTAAAGAAGGAATTTGGATAGGTCTTTTTGCACCTACCGAAGGTCAGGCAGAAACATTGTTTGGTAGAACAATCAACCGCCTTACATCCGAACGTGCTATTGAAATTCTGGGTGACCCAGAGATTGACGACCAGGCTGCCCGTGTTGGTGGTGTAACTAAGTCAATCAAACTGAAGAAACTTGGCTCTACCATGACTATGATGACAGCCAACCCCAGAGCCAAGATTGAGTCTAAATCTTTTCATCTTATTGTTATTGACGAGTGCCAAGAGGCAGATGACTACGTTGTGGATAAGTCAATCTCTCCTATGATGGCGTACTATGCGGGTACCATGGTAAAGACTGGAACTCCGACAACCAGCAAAAATAACTTCTATAAATCGATTCAGTTTAATAAACGCCGTCAAACTAGTAAGAAATCAAAACAAAACCATTTTCAATGGGATTGGCGAGATGTCGCTAAAGTTAACTCAAACTATGAAAAGCACATTCGTAAAGAGATGTTGCGTATTGGGGAAGACTCTGATGAATTCCAGATGTCTTACAACTGCAAATGGTTGCTAGAACGAGGTATGTTCGTTACCTCTACCATGTTGGATGAACTGGGCGATACTTCGCAAGAACTCGTAAAGATGTGGCATCAAACCCCAGTAGTTGTAGGTATTGACCCAGCCCGTAAAACTGACTCCACTGTTGTCACGGTAGTCTGGGTTGACTGGGACCGCCCTGATGAGTTTGGTTATTTTGACCACAGAATATTAAATTGGCTTGAAATCCAAGGAGACGATTGGGAAGAACAGTATTTCCAAATAGTGAACTTCTTATCTAATTATGACTGTTTGGCAATCGGTGTTGATGCGAATGGTGTGGGTGACGCAGTAGCCCAGCGTTTAAAAGTGCTTATGCCCAGAGCAGAGGTAATAAGCCTAACATCAAGCCAATCTGAGCAATCAAAGCGGTTTAAGCATCTTCAGGCGTTAATTCAACGTGGGTCGTTAGTGTACCCTGCACATGCTAAAACAAGAAGACTAAACCTTTGGAAACGTTTCTACCAGCAAATGACTGACGCTGAAATACAGTTTAAAGGACCAAACTTCCTTGTTGCGGCACCAAAAGAGGCATATGCCCACGATGACTTCGTAGATAGCCTTGCTATCGCTTGTTCACTCACTCAAGAACTAGTTATGCCAAATGTAGAAGTTTCTAATAATGTTTTCTTTTAGCATGAAATTTTGCCAATAAACATAGAAACTAGTAGAGGAAATACTAGTTCCTTTCCACCTTCTATCTAAGGAGTACCTATGGGTATCGCCCCCGCACCACAATTCCCTGAGCGTTCGCCTCAGATGTACGAACGCAAGTTGGCTGACAACCTAGAGCGTCGTGGACCTCTTCGTTTTGAGGAAGGTGTCGCTACTGACACTGACGTTCCTTCAGACTTTGAGACTGGAATCATGAACGGCTTTGCTGCCGCTCCTGGTCGTCCAAACCGCAACGCACCTGTTTGGCAGAAGACTGCCGCCGAGACTCTATCTGAGCGTGCTCACGTAGGTTCTGCTGCATGGATTGAAGCACCAACCTTCCTTGGTGAATTTGCACACGGTTCTATGACACAGAACTCTGAACAGATTCAAGAACTCAAGGTTGTTTCTGGTGGTCGTACCATGCGTATGAACCCAACTGTCGTAAACGACTAATTAACTCAATAGCCATACCGCCCCGTTAAGGGGCGGTAGGCTGTTGTCATCAAGGAGTTATCATGCCAGGTCCTGAAAAACCTTTAAATGAAAAACTCTGGACGATGGTTATTTTTCAGGCTAAGACCAAATATAGAACTTATCCATCGCCTGGAGCGAGTGCTTGGGTTCACCAACGTTATATCGAACTTGGTGGTAAGTTTGAAAAGAGCACTGACCACACTGCTCGTAAAAAAGCCATGAAGAAATTATGGGAACGTAAGTTGGAGGAAAAACGTGAACAGGCTAGAAAGCAAAACAGTAAAAAAGAGGGCAAGAACTAAATGAGTTTTGTTGATTTTTCGCCCCCTAGTTATAGGGCGGCTTCGTCTGACCTAACCATTTCTATTTCTCCGTTAGGTTTGGTGGAACTAGCCGATGAAGAGTTTGAGGTCCACGGTCCTCGTCTAAACCGTTACAGCCTTAACTGGGCTATGTATCTTGGTCACCACTGGGGTTATCGCCGTGAACAAGGTGAAATGCAAATTTCGGTAAACTATTACCGAGCATTTCTAGACTATCTTGCAAGATTTACATTTGGACCTGGAGTTCATTTTCGTAGTCCACAAGCAACGGGTGCTATTGTTCCAAACCGTTTAGAGCGTGTTTGGGAAATAGACAATGATAAACAGCGTGTGTTGTTGGAGATGGCACAGACTGGTGGAATCACTGGTGACTGTTTTGTAAAGATTGCTTACGAAGAGGCTTGGGAAGACAGCATTGGTCGTCTACATCCTGGACGAGTACGTGTTCTTCCTTTGAACTCTGCGTTCTGTTTCCCTGAGTTCCATCCGCATGATAGAACTCGTTTGCTTAGATTTAAGCAGAAGTATCGTTTCTGGGGTACGTCTCTAGAAGGTACACGACAGGTGTTTACTTACACCGAAATTCTTACTGACGACATTATTGAGGAATACATCAACGATGAACTTATCGACTCTCGCCCAAATCCTTTGGGTCAGATTCCAGTTGTTCATATTCCTAACATCCCAGTTTCTGGTTCTCCTTGGGGTCTATCAGACGCTCACGACATTATTACTCTTAACCGTTCTTACAACGAGATTTCTACCGATGTTGCAGACATCATTAATTACCATGCTGCACCTGTAACAGTAATTGTTGGTGCCAAGGCTTCTAACTTAGAAAAAGGTGCAAAAAAGGTTTGGGGAGGTCTTCCAAAAGACGCTCAGGTATTTAACCTTGAAGGCGGAGGCAATGGTATTCAGGGTGCTTTGCAGTATCTTGAAACCCTGAAGCGTTCTATGCACGAGTTGATGAACATTCCAGAGACTGCTTTGGGTCAGGTTCAGGGCATTTCAAATACCTCTGGTGTTGCACTTGCCATCCAGTTCCAGCCTCTGATGAACCGTTGGTCACAAAAAACTTCGGTTTATGGTAAAGGACTTGAACGCATTAATGAACTAATTCTGCTTAATTTGGCGGTTAAAGAACCAGAATCGTTTAATTACAACCCAGACGAAGATGGTCCACTTGAGAACAATCAGTTAGTTCAATTAGACCCTAATGACCCTTTGACCTATGTGAACTATGTTCATTTCCAGCCACCACTGCCTTTGGACCGCATCGTTCTGCTAAATGAATTGGCACAGTTGATGTCTATGGGTCTTGAGTCTAAAGAAGGTGCTTTGCGTGCTTTGGGTGAAGAGTTCCCTGCTGAGAAGTTGGCTGAGATTCGTGCTGAGTTGATTGATGATGCTCAAGGTGAAGGTGCCCTCAACCTAATTAGGGCTCAGATTACTAAGCAACTTATGGACTTAACAGGCATGATGGTTGGACCTGACGGTACCGCCACTCCAGTCGACCCTATGATGATGGGTGATGGAGATGTGCTAGGTGATGGTCAATTAGGTCCACAGCCTCAAGGTGGCGGAGACCCTGTTGAAGCCCAACAGAACCTACAGGCTGCGGCAGCCATACGCCAAGATTTGTTAACCCAAGCATACGGTACACAAACATCGTCCCGTAGAGCGGCTGACAGAGATTAAAAAAAAAGTTTAAGTTCAGCCACACAAAAGAAATTTTATGCGGTTAACTTATCTTGTAATAACAGTTACGGTCATGTGCTATTAATTCGGAAAACGACCCTGAGAATGAAAAGAGAATCCTTATGGATGATAACAACCAGACAGTAGAAACTGTCGATACCCTTGCAACTCCAGAAATCTTCGCAGAAGAAGCCGTTGAGGAAACCCTTTTGCCTAACACCGACAGCGTTAAAGAAGCCATTCAAAAGGCTCGTGCTCAGGAAAAGGCTAAATTGTATCCACAGATGGAAAAACTTCAGGAAGAACTTGCAACCCTTCGTCAGAAGGAGCAAGAGCGTGAGGCTAAAGAAGCAGAGCGTGCTGAGAAGCGTCGCCAGCGTGAATCTTTGGCAGCCGAGGAGCGTAAGAAGCAGGAAGAAGCGGAACTTGAAGTCCGTGACTTACTGAGCAAAAAAGAGCAGGAGTGGAAGGCTCAACTAGAGACCGAACGCTTAGAACGTGAAAAGGCGTTTGCTCTCCTTGAACGTGAGCGTGAGTTCCAAGAACTCCAGCAGTATCGTCAACAGCGTCTTGAGGCTGAACGAGAAGCAATCATCCCAGAACTAATCGATATGATTTCTGGAAACTCAAAGGATGAAATCGAGCAGAGCATCCTTAAACTCAAGGAAAAGTCTGCTCAGATTTTTGAGAACGTTGCACAAGGTGTGCAGCAGTCTCGAAAAGAAATGGTTGGTGCTCGAATTACGGCACCTGCCTCTGGACCCCTCGATAATGATTCGGAACAACGTTCGTTTACTCCAGACAATATTGCAAATATGTCTATGGCAGACTATGCGAAGAACCGTGCCAAACTCCTTGGCAACACTAATAATAGAGGTCAGGGTCTCTTCGGATAAACCCCTAACTATTTCTCTTGAAAGGAGAAACCCAAATGGCAGGTTCTGCTATTACTGGTTCCAGCCAACTTGCTGGTGCCCCTACCGCCTACTCTGGCTCAAACAGCCAGTTGTCTACGGCAATTCAGACCATCTGGTCAAAGGAAATCCTGTTCCAGGCGATGCCTATTCTTCGCTTTGAGCAGTTCGCAGTTAAGAAGACTGAACTTGGTGTTGCACCAGGTCTTCGTGTTAACTTCCTGCGTTACAAGAACTTCGATGTAGTGGCAACCCCACTAACCGAAGGTGTTCGTATGTCAACCAACGCTCTAACCGCAGAGCAGATTGCTATTACCGTTGCCGAGCACGGATACGCAGTTGCAGTTTCTGAACTGTTGCTAAACGCATCTTTCGACGACATCATGGCTTCTGCATCTCGTTTGCTAGGTCGCCACATGGCACAGTACCTCGACATTCAGGCTCGTGACACTTTGGCTGCTGGTACCTCAGCAACCTTCGGTTATGACCGCTCTGCATACGATGGTGCAACCAACTTCAACCTATACCAGGAAGGTAGCCCAGCAACCGCAGTTTCAGGTTCAAACACCTCTGTAGGCTCTGGTACCAACGCTGGTAAGTACAAGTTGACCACTGGTGCTATCAAGGACTCAGCCCTTGTTCTTGCTTCAAAGAACATCCCAAGGATTGGTGAGACCTACGTCCAGTTCATTCACCCTAAGCAGTCTCGTGACCTTCGCTCGAACCCAGAGTTCATCGAAGTAACCAAGTACGCTGCTCCAGGTAACTTCATGCTAGGTGAGATTGGTCGTCTATACGACGTCGTGTTCATCGAGACCACTCAGGTCAAGAAGTACGCAACTAACTCAACCGTGAAGAACTACACCTCGGTTGTAGGTGCTCCTGCAAACCAGGTCGAGGTACCAGTTAAGACTAACACTGGTCCTGGTCTTGGTGGTAACCCAGAGTTGACCCAGTTCGGAAACGGTGCTGGTGGTACTGGCTCTGCTTACCCAACTGACACCACAACTCTTACCGCTGACGTGTACGAGTCAATCATGATTGGTGACAACGCATTTGGTCACGCAATCTCTCTCC